TAATGCACAAACTGAGATTATTAATATAAATTCTTGGAATAATATTAATATTAATGTTAATAATTCTAATAATATCAGAAAAATATCTTTTCTTATAAACAATATGAGCGTTAAGTCAGAAACTCAAAAAGGAAACTTCTCTGTAGAAGAGCAATTTACAGCTGAGTTTAATAAGTCTAATTTTGTTTTTGGTAATGCTGAAAGTGTTACAGGCTACAATGACTTAAATAATACTTTTATTGATGAGTTTAAGTATTTTAATAGAATTTTAAGTCAAAAAAATATAAAATCACAATATCAGAAAAATATATTTTCTCAAAGAGGTCTTAAGCTTTATTTAAAGTTTAATGAGTCAGATACAGATTATTCTAATAATTATATAGTTTTAGACAGTTCAGGAAACAAGCTGCATGGAAAAATGTTGAATACTGTAGGAGCTGTAATATCTTCTGGTAGCGTTAAAGACTATAGAAAAAGTGTAGAAGTTGAAAGTGTTGGGAAGCCTTTAAAACTAGAAAATAAAATTTTATCACCAACTATATTTCCAAATCATCCAGAAATAATTTCAAATAGAAAAAATCTAATAGAAACAGGAGAAAAATACGATAAAGTTAATCCAAACATTATTTTCAATTTAATTCCTAAGTACTATTTCTTAGAAAATAGCGAAATAGAAAATCTTCCAATATACTCAAACAATAACGAGATAACATATAGTGATACTGAAGGTTTGTCTGCTAACTCTCCTGCAAATAATCATTTAGTAAATATTTTAAGTATTTGGGCAAGATTTTTTGATCAATTAAAAATGTATATTGATTCATTAGTTGGTATTACAAACCTAGACTATGAAAACATGAACAACAATTATATAAACGGTACAATATTACCTATTGCTTGCAAAAAACTAGGATTTGATTTCAAAGAATTATTATCAAGCCCAAACAAGTCTAAACTAGAAGGAAATAAACTTACTTATGAAGATATAGTATCAGCTAATTCTTTAAGACAAATACAGAACAGCATATGGAAAAGATTGTTAATTAATTCTAAAGATTATGTAATGTCAAAAGGGACAAAAAATAGTATAAAGTCAATATTTAATTCTTTTGGTATAAAACATGATAACTTTTTTACTTTAAGAGAATACTCAGACTTAAACCTAATAAATTTAACGGAAAGTGGAAAAAGAAAAAATCAACATTATATGTTTTTAAACTTTTTAGATTTTGAAAATTTAACTCCTACATATACACCCGCAAATGCAACAAACTTGTTTAGTAACAATTTGCCTCACATACAAATAGAAAAAGTTAAGTCTAGAAAAAATAACGCAAATGGTTTTAATAACAGCTGGGAGCTTGAAATAATATCTAGCTTTGATAAAATAAATCTAAATGCATTTAATAACATACAAAACTTAATTAGAATAAATGAAGATACTAAACCAATATTAAACCTATATTTTGAAAGAAAAACTAGTGAGAGTGAATACTATAATCTTGTCTTAGACTTTTTTATTATGAAAAACAACACTTATATTCCTAAAAACATAACAATTGAAGACATAAATATATTTGAAGGAGTAAAATACATATCGATATCACAAAAAGAAATAGATTATAGTAATGCTACTAGTGACCAAAGAAAAGGATCAGATGATGATGATTTATGGTATGAATTTGAACTAAATATAAAAGATTCTGGTTATGTTAACAAAGGAAGAAGAAATTTAAGTTCTAAAACAACAGTAAAATTTGTTAATAGTGAAACAAACAAAAACTTATTTTTACAAAATACAAACAATGTTCATATTCATTCAGGTCCATTTAAATATACTCAAAGTAATGATAGGCTTAATACTGATGATATTGATACAACATTTCAAGGTAAAATTAATTGCATAAGACTTTGGGCAAAGAAGCTATCTAAAAAAGAAAGAAAATTCCATGCTCTTGATTTGAAAAATATAGGTGAAGATATTTGTCTAACTGAAAGTACTTTGGGTGATGATGCAGGAAAAAATATCGAATTTAATTTTCAATTTAGAAAAGAAATTACAAGTACAGATATTAATAATAATTTAGTCACTTTAAAATCTTTTTACAACACTTTAGCACCGTCATGTTTTGCTAAAATACCTGATACTTCAAGACTTGATAAGTATAATAATACAGACTTTGTTACTATACTTGAAAATACGCTTAAGATTGATGAGCCTGATATTGAAAATAAAGTTTCTATTTTAAGTTATAGTGATGATTACTTTAAAGAAGAAGATAACAATTTCTATAAATATCCAATACATGAAATACCAGATACTTTTAATTTTCAAAATGATAAAAGATTTTCAGTAGAACTATCAAATGTTAAGTTTTTAAATGAAGATATATCGAAGCTAATATCATCTACTGACCATTTTTCTAATTCTATAATAAATTCTACTAGTATGTATTCGTACGAGTATAATAAAATAAAGGAATATAGAAACAACTACTTTAAAAGATTAGAAAATGAAATTGATCATAAGATATTATTAAACTTTTTTAAATATTTTGACAATGCATTGCAAGACATATTGACTGATTCAATACCTACAAATGTAGGAAACACAGGATTTAATTTTATATATGAGTCTCATTCGCTTGAAAGACATAAATATGAGTATAAAATGTCTGATAATAGAGTTTCAATAGTTGATAAAGATGTAATACAAGACTTTTCAAAAGATGTTGAGTTAACTTATAGAGATATATTTCAAGAAAACAAAGAGTAAAAAATGGTTGTATATACTAACTTAAAAAGAGCATTTATTGAATCTGATTCAACATCAGATTTAGTTCATTTACCAAGAGAGGAAAGTGTAAAAGTAGCAAAAGGTGGGCTAAATATATTTAAAAATGGCAATATTTTTTCAAGTCTTGTGCCAGGATTTGGTCTTCTAGACAAAGATATAAAAGTTTTAAACAATGATAGTATTGTCAACATATCTAAAAACGAATATAATCATATAAACGATGTTACAAAAACAAATATTTATCCGTTTGATGATGATAATAGTACTCCTGGTTCTAGAAGAAGATCATATGTTTTAGAAAAAGAAGTTTCCATAAACTATGGCAAAAATAGTGAAAATAATTTAGACTTCAGGAATAAAATTTATCATGATAACGGTATAAAGCTAGAAAATGTAACTGATATTAACAATAATTTAATATCTACTTTGCTAAGTCAAGATGAAGATGAATTTAAAGATTCTTTTATTATAAATGCAAGAGAGTTTGATTATAGAGGCGCAACAATTGACGTTCTTGGGGCAATAGAATCTTTAAAGAGAAGTAGTATTTTAGATAGAGAACTAAAAGGAATAAATGTAGATGTTATTACAAATAGTAAAGATGCAAGAAATAGAAGCTTAAATATAGAAATTAAAAGAAGTGTTGTAGATACTAATAGAATAGAACACTATAGTGATATATCATCAACAGAACATGTTTTTGATAGTCTGCAAAGATACAAAAACTTTGCATTTGAAGAAGTTAGTCAAAACGGATCTACAGTTTATGTTGCTAATTTTAGCGTAAATAATGCAATAAGAGAAATACCTGCAAATGACTTGATTTATCTATCTGATGATAATAATCAAATTTTTCCTTTTGTAGACCACAGTTATGAACTAAATAATAATACTTTCTTAGCAAACAATGAAAGATATACGATTTCAGGTGATTTAGACTCTTATTATAAAAATAATCAAAACAGTTATAATATGAAAAGTAACAACGAAGATTATATTGACGGATACTTATACAGTAATGTTGGATACAATATTGATTATAGTCAAAGTATAGGTATTGATTCAATTTCTTATATAGGAGTTTTAGACTAATATGCCAAAAATAAGAAAAAGAGTAAAAGAAGTTTCAAATAATGATTATGACAATCCTCAATATAAAAGCAAAAGTGGTTCTTTAACAAAAAACTATAAAAGTTTATTAGATTCCGAAGATTTTCAGCAAGGAACAATAATAAAACAAAATGAGTCTGTAAACAAGTCATTTCAAGAGATAGATGAGTTTTACAACGATAATAATACAGTTGAGTTTAAGATTGGAAATGAAACTTTAAATGCTAATTTAAGATTAAATCAAAAATTAGTCGAAAAACTTAACAGCGAAGACAATAAAATATTTCATACACCAAATACATTCAATGAAATAGAAAATAACACACTAACAAATACAATAAGTGGTACTCTTAAAAGCAGCTATTATGATGACGTTTTTTATAAAAATAATATTATAATAGAAAATACACCTTACAATGAAAATGCAACAGACACAATATTTAATATATCAAATGATGCTTTTAAAACAACTTCTTCTTTTATTTCTTCTGTAGAGGAAAATTACAAGTTAAGTAATCAAACTTCGATAGAAATAGAACTAGACTTTTCAGAGACAGGAGATGCATTTTTACAAAATAACAAAATATACTGCTCAAAAGCTGATAACAATGGTAATCTTTCAGACATATCTGAAAGTATTTTGTTTAACGATACAAACAAGCAGTTTGAAACTTTTAATACACCTGTAGCATATTTTGATTTTAAAAATAAAAGATGGGATTACATACTAAATAACACTACAAGCTTTGAAGCTTATCCGCCAGTAACTAATGATATAGCTTCTAGTACTAAAAAGAAAGAATATTCAAATTTAATATCATCTTCAAATATTGCATTTAGTCCTGGATTTAATTTAAATGAAAATATTTTTAATGTATCAACTCCTTGCTTTAATGCTAAGTTTCCAGTTGGTAACCAGTGGTATGGTGAAGAAAATAATCTACTTGAACTTAGCAATTATATTAGTAAAGACTTTATAGTAGAAAAAGTTATATTTGAATGTGATGAAGTTGAATCAATCGGAAACAAAATAGACTATACATATTATACTGCCTCGTCTTCAAATCCTTTTAACGAGTACTTTTATTCTAATAGTAACGATATATCTTATGTTTCTAATGCTTTTAACTTTTTTATTTTAAAACAGAGTAACGATATAAATCCTGACTCTTTTTTTGAAGGATCAGGATTTATATCGAGCAGCAAGTACAGAAATGATATTTACTTTTCATCACTTGATAATAACCAGTCTTTGGATTCTTTATTAAATGATAAAGATACAATTGTAAAAGATTATAAAGGTCAATTAGAAATTTATAGAGGTATAAATGTAAATCAAGGTAAGTCTTATTTGCTAAATAAAAGCATTGAACAAAGAACATCTACTTCTAGGTCTTCAAAAAGAGAGCTTTTAACTTCTTCGTGCTTTTTGATATATAATAGTAAAAACGATTATATATCAAACTTGTTAAACAATAATAATCATATAGACAACACATTTAATTGTGAACAAGATGATATTAATAAAACTTTTTTTAATTTTAAGCTAGAAAGTGACTTTAAAACATATAATAAAGACAATATTCATAATATTCATGTTATTGGAGAAGGATTCGGGTTTAACTCTGGGAATTATACTAATGATACGTTAGTTTATTTTTATTCAAATAACTACTTTGGTGGAAAAGACTTGCAAGGTAATTTGATATCTAATTTTATAATTAATGAAAATAATAGTATTAATAATAGTTATATACATTTAGAGAGTACAAGCAATACAAAAATAAATACTTTAAAAGAAACATCATTTAAGTCACCTGTGATATTAAAACCAGAAGATAAGTTAATATTTGGTGTTAATGCGTATACCAATGGAAATATTTTACCTTACATGTTTATATTAAAAAATAAGGCGAAAGTTACATTAATAGGTAGGCATATTTTAGACAATAAAAAAATCGATACTAAACTTTCTCAAAGTCAAGAAACAAGTAAGTCTATAAGAAAAGTAATAGATAGACAAATATCAAATCAATATAATATAGTCTCTATAGATGAAATAAACGGAACTTACTTAGATAAAGTATACGAAGATGAAGACATATATAACATAAATAGTTCTAACATACTAGATAGAAATTCTATAGGCAAATTATCTAGTAAATTACATGGAACTTTTTCAAATACAGTAAACTTATACAGCAAAGAAGAAGTATTGTACGATAGTTTAGTTCCTAGTATTTTTGATTATATCAAAGATTTTACTTTTGATGATATATTATTAAGCAACAATACAATTACATTAAATTATAATACTACTGGAGATCCTCCAAATACTAATCAGTGGCTAAACTCATATCCATATCAAAATGAGTTTAGCTCTTTATATGACAAAAGAAATAGTAAGATATTTAATCAAATAAAAGAAATAGATAGGTTTATAGTTGATATAGACGAAAGTAATCATACATCTCCCTACTTATTTTATAGCAGCTTATATCAATATGTAAATTTAGTACAAGATACAGATAAATTTCTATCTTTTGGAAATGACTCAATAAAAGATTTTGTATACGATTCTTTAAATAATAAAAATAAATATATAGTATATAAAAACTTAAGAGGCTATATAGAAACAAATAACAATAGTGTAGAAAATAATTTAAGCTATCTATCACAAGGTCAGTCTAATGGAATAGAAATACCTACTAATATATTCGCTGATGTTTTAGTTTGGAAAAATTCTTTAATACAAGGATCAGAGCCTTCTTGCTATATAAAAGATTTTTATTATGCTGCTATAATAAGATTAAGAGGTAATATATTTGGAGTCGAGCCATCTTTGACTTTAGATACGAACAATTATATATTTCCTAAAGATGAAGATAATTTAGATCCTAGTTTGTCTTT